TCAGACCTCTTTAAGTTCAAAAACGGGGGCTGCAAACCGCGCAACCATCCGGCGTTGCCAGGGGGCGGAGAAGGCGTTTTCAACCACGCCATGCCCCTGATATGCATGAATAAAAGTCGGGGTATCGCCGCATGCCGCCTGCAACCCCACGTGTTTGGCCACAGCGCCCTGGCGCATGCGGAATAACACCACGTCGCCTGGTGCAGCATCGCCCAATTGTTTGCGGGTCAGGCGTTTTGACACCTCTGACCACAACCGTTCATCGCCCTGCGCTTCGGACCAATCAGGGGTATAGGCGGGCACGGGCTGCAAAGGCGTTTGCGTAACCTGGGCCCAAACGCCGCGCAACAGCCCCAAGCAATCGCATCCCGCGCCGCGTACTGCGGCTTGATGCACGTAAGGCGTTCCAATCCACGCGCGGGCCTCTGCCACCAATATCGACATCGTTACACCCCCCGCCGCAGGCTGCCGCCGGTGGTCTGGCCCGACCGTGTGGGGGTGCTGACCAGCCAGTCATCGCCCGGAATGTCGGGAAACCCGCGGAAATTCACCAAATTGTTGAACTTTGTCCGGCAGGTCTCAAACCGTTTGTCGCAACCGGCCTCAAGTCGCACCAGATCGCCGGGGGCGAGTTCCGCGCGAAACGCCTCCCAGACCTCAATATGGCGATCCTCACCCACAAAGCGGTCCCGCTTGATCACGGCGATCAGCCCCTCTGCTGCCCCGGACAGAACACGCAAACGCCCGCGTTCGAACCACGCAGGCTCAAACGTGGTCATGTCGGGAAAGATCAGGCGGCGGGCTTCTTCAATCTGAACCACCGAAAGTTCCGCAAAGAACCCATCCGTATTCAGATCAAAGGCACATGCCCCATCGCCCAAAACCGCAGGACAGGCCGTTTGATAGATCTTGCCTTGCGGCTGGTTGAGCATTTCAGTCAGCCCGCGCAATTCGGCATGAAACGCACCGCCTGCGCGCCGCAACTCCCCGATGGAGCCTGCGAACCGCAGGCTGCGCATTTCAACATCCGCCCAATTGACAAGCCACGCCTTGACCTCGGCGCCATCAAACCGGCCCGCTTCGATGTCAGCTTCGGTGATCGCCGCATCACTCAACGCACCCATCGCCTCAGAGTTATCGACAGACAACCCTGTCGCGGACACAATGGCCCGTGCCGTCATGCCCGCATCCGCCTTAAACGTGATCCCATCAAACGTCAGCGGACGGTCATGATCGGTGAAGCCGTAAGTCGTGCCATCACGGCGCACCACAGCCCAACACCGCGCCAGCGTGGTGGTGCCCGTGTCCAGATGATCCTGCAAAGATGTCATACGCGCACCTCGACCACCGGAATGTCGGGGACTTCGCCTGCTTGAAACGTCGCCATGGATGTCACGATCGCATCGGTATCAAACCGCACGGGCACGTCGTATTCATAGCCCGCGGTGACCTCACCCTGCAGATCCGGCGGATGATCAAACGTCACAACACCTGTCAGATGATCGACAGAATAATCGACCCCTTCGACCATGACCTCACCGCCCACAGCAACCAGCACCGTCCCCTGCACGGGTTTGACCACCGGGCGGCTGTAAATTTGTGTGCCGGAACGATAGTTCTTCAGCAGTTGAAATTCGGTGCGAACCTCGTCCCCCATGCCCAGAACCTGATCATCTGGCGTGATTTCGGCTTTGGGCTTGGCGGACCGAAAGTCAGCCCAGTCTTTCCAGCGAAACCCGAACATCTGACCCTGCCGCGCCTCAAAGAAGGCAACCACAGCCTCCACATCCTCCAGCGACCGCAGCCCCATTCCTGCGTCATACCGGCGACGCGAATGGGCCCAGGGCGTGTTACGCTCCTCAAACCCGTTGGCCAACGTCACAATCTCGGTGCGCCGCTCAGGCCCGCCCAGCGCGCCAAAACTCAAACCCGTTGGGAACTGTACTTCGTGAAAACTCATTTTTCGTCTCCCTTAGCGGTTGCGCTGGCCACGGCTCAGTGCGCGGCTCATTGAGGCAGCAATCTGGCTTTGGCTGCGTTGGAAACCCGCCACATCGGGCGTTGAGATATTCATGGTCACATTGACGGTCTGCCCCCCCTGCGCCTTGACGCCAAGGCTGCCATCTGGCCCACGGCTGAGCGGCATAATCGCCTCTGGCCCCGCCTCGCCCATCAGCCCCGTGCCGCCCCGCATAGGAAACGTCATCGGCCCATCCACGACGCCGCCACGGGCGAATGCCCGCACCTGACCACCGCTGAACGCCCCGCCTTTTTCAAACGGCATCAGCCCCGACACCAACGCATTGACACCACCGGCCAAAATACCGCCGAAATGATCGGTGACCGGCTTCATCGCGTTGTTGTAAACCGTGCGCGACATGGCCTGACCCAATGTCGCAAAGGCATCGGACAGCGAATTTCCGTCAAACACCAACCCATCAAAGGCTTTGCGCAACCCGCCAGAAAACCCGCGCTCCAGATTGCCCAGATCGCGCGTCGTGTCGCCCAACGTTCCCTGAACCCGCCGCAACTGACCCTCAAAAGCGTCTGTCATGGCCGTCACCGACCCCAATGTCTCTTCCAAAGCCTTGGCCTCGGTCTCAAGGGCGTCCAACCCGTCGATATCATCCATCTTTCGCTCCTATATCCGAAGTCTCATCAGGAAAGCGGGCGGCAAGGGCCTCCAGCGTTCCCCGCGCCATTGGCGCGTCTCCTGTTTCGGGGCCCAGCAACAGCCAAAGCTCAGCCGGTGTCAGCGCCCAGAACTGATCAGGGCGCAGCCCCAATCCGCGCATTCCTGCCTGCATCAAGGCCGGCCAGTCGAAACTGGCCGCGTGGGACGAATACCGGCTCACGGGGTGGCAAAGGCGCGGGCCAAAAGCTCCGCCGCCGCCTCTGCTGCCCGCACTGGGCCGCCCTCGATCTCGACGCTCAACAAATCGCGCGCACTGCCCTGCCAGCCGCCGCCGCGCAGGCCCGCCACGATCAAGGCCAAAACGTCGCGGGTCGAAAACCCGCCTGCCTCAAACCGTTTGACCAAGGCCACCAACGAGTCGGCGTGCAATGCGGCCTCAAGCTCTGCCAATGCCCCAAGCGTCAGCTTGCAGCGGTGCGGGACACCATCCAGCACCAGGGCCACCTCCCCCGCCCATGGATTGAACGGGGGAGTGTGAGCAGGCATCTGCGCGCTCAGGCTCATACAGGGAAGGCCACAAAGGTGATTTCACCTGCCGACGCCAACGACAACTCATAGGTCGCCTCGCCATTGTAGTTGCCCGCATATTCGACAGAGCTGACAAGGAAAGGCCCCTCAATCGTGCCAAAATCAGGAATGATCACCTGAAAATCTGGGGTCAGCCCGCCAAAGAACACCTCTCGCACGCGCTCATCGGTGCTTTCATCCTTGAACACGCCTGATCCGCTGATCGAGGCGGATTTTACGCCCGCGCCGCCCAGCACCTCGCGCCAGCCACCGGTGCTATCCAGCGACGTGACGTCCACGGTTTCCGCGTTAAAGCTGATGCGCGTGGCCCGGAGGCCTGCGGCTGTTTCAAACAGGCCATCACCTGTCATATCGATCTTGATCAACAGATCCTTGCCATTTTGGGCTGTCATTGTCCGTACTCCGTAAGGGATTGAAAAATTTGGGTTTAGTTGTCCTGCACAATGGCATTGAACGTCACATCGATCCGGCGTTCATCGGCGGTGCCAACACGCACGGCCTTTGCGCGATAGAAATTGAGGGCGATCAGCTGACCCCGGGTCAGCGTCAAATCCGCATCGACCAGCACATCCGAGACAGCGCCCGCCGCTTGTTTCGCTGTGGCAAAACCGGCAGTGTCCGTGACCACGGAAATCGTGAACTGGTGCATCGCACCGGCGCCTGTCTTGTCGGACAGGTCCTTGACCTGCTCGGGGCCCAAGGCCACATACAGCGGCGGCAGGCTGCCAGAGGGCAAGGCATCATAAACGTGGTCCCCCACCACGGCGCCCAGCGCCGTGTCGTTGATCAGCGCCTGATAAACAGCAGACTGAAGGGCCGCAGAAACACCATAACTCATGCCACTGTCTCCTCTTGTGCCGTGCAGATCAGATACCGCCCGTCCGCATCGTTCTCCGTCACCGACAGGATCAAAAAGACCCGGTCGCCTTCGACGAACCGCTGGTCGGGCTTGGGCCGCGATTGCGCCCCCACTGGGGCCGCACGCACGATTATTTTGTATGCAATCCGGCTCATAGGCGCGGCCACGCCTGCCGCCTCACGTCCTGTGCGGGCGGTCACCTCGGCCCACAGACTGCCCATCGGCATCCAGCTTTGTGTAAAGCCACCTGCGCCATCAGGCACGCGCGCAGGGCTTTCCAACAACAACTGACGGTTCAGACGCGGCGCCATCACTGCTGGCCCCCGCCCGTCAGCCGCATCACGCGGTAGCGTTCGATCAACGCACTGACACCAAAGGGCATGCAGCCCCCGTCATATTGAACCTCATGTCTGTATTCGTAGTAATGGGCGGCCAGCAGCAACACGGCCTGCGCCAGATCCGCGGGTAGATCCCCCCACTCAGGGCCAAAGCCCGCCAGCATTTGAATCTTCACCGAACCCGCCTGCGGAATAGATGGCAACGCGACACCAGCCGCGACAATCGCGGGGCGCTGCATGTCGGGGCGCAGCGTATAGGCGTCAGCATCAACCACGATCTCACCACCCACGCGGTCCACCAGCGTCACATCCACAATCGCGCTCACAGGACCAAGGGGCAGCACCTGCATCGACGCATCCCGCCAACGTGTCAGGGTCCATGAAAACGTCCGCTCCAACAGCGCCTTGCCTGTCCGCGCCTCAATCGCTGCCAAGGCGGAGCGCAAAAAGCTCTCCAGCAAGGTGTCCTGCAATCCGTCATCGGAAAAGCCCGACCCAAGGCGCAGGTGTTCCTTGAACAAGGCCACCGGCAGCGCCGCCGCGGGCGCGAAGGTTTCTTCAATCAACATCATCGACGTACTCCGAAAACGGTCTCAAATTAGGTCCGCCATTTGGTAGAACCGGACGCGTGCCCCCGCATTGCTCGGACGGAAGGAAGCAGCTGGACAACGCAAGGTGAACTCGCGCCCTGCACGCGCCCGGACCCGGCCCCGCCCCCCTCGCTAGAAAAGGGCGAAACCGTCACTTGCAGCACCTCGCTTAGGCGGTGCCGAACTTCAGCAGCTTGATCGCGGCATAGTCGCTGACCGCACCACCCACGCGCTTGGTCGCATAGAACAGAACGTGCGGCTTGGCGCTGAAGGGGTCACGCAGAACACGCAAATCAGGGCGTTCAGCCACAGTGTAGCCCGCGCCAAAATCACCAAAAGCAATGGCGGTGGCGTCAGACCCGATGTCGGGCATGTCCTCTGCGATCAGAACGGCATAGCCCAGCAGACGGGCAGGCTCACCCGCGGTCAGACCATCGGACCACAAGAAGCGGCCATCGTTGTCCTTCAGCTTGCGCACTGCACCGGCAGTCTTGGAATTCATCACGAATGTGCCATTGGCGCGGTATTCAGCACCCAGCGCATAGACCAGATCAATCAGCGCATCCGCACCATTGAAATCACCATCAGCGCCGGTCACGACATAGCCAAGGTTGCCCCAGGCCCAAACGTCATTGTCCACGGAGGGCGCTGTCAGGAAACCGGTGGGCTTGTCCACACCGTCACCGTTGACGAACGCCGCAGCCTCGGAACGGGCGAACTTGTCGGCGATACGGCCTGCAAGCCATTCATCAATGTTGAACGCGCTGTCATCCAGCAGACGCTGGGACGCTTTGGGCAGCGCAGAGAGCTCATGCAGCGGGATGGAAATGCGGTCGATGGACCCTGTGCCCGTCTCGGTTGCAGGGTCCGTCTCTGTGGCCCAGCCAGCGCCCAGCTCGGCATGGTCGATCAGCACATCATAAGATGTCGCTTCAACGTTCACCACATTGGCGATCGCGCGGATGGACGCCGTTGCGGCCAGCGTGGACTGCACAGTGGCAGAGGTCTGCGGGTCCACAAGATAGCCACCATCAGCGGCGACGGCTGTGGACATGGATTTGCCTTCCATCTCAAGGCCGCGCAGCGCGTCGTCATCGCCAGAACGCAGATAGTCCTCGAACGCCTTCTGATGCGGTGCCTCGACAGAGGCAGCGGTGGCCAGCGCGGGGCGTGCGCCGAAGGTGGATTTACGGTCAAGTTTGGTCATGCGGTCATCCTGCTGTTGCAACTTGGTTTCGATATTGGTCGTGAAGTCTTTGAATTCGCTCACAAAGCCCGCCATAGCGGCCTTCAGTTCAGCGGCCGGGGTCCGGGCCCCATCCAGGGCCCGATCTTGGGCCGGGATCGCCACAGCGGACGCATCTTTCCCGGCCCGAGCCTTAAACTCGGGTGTCGTCATGGTTCGTGATCCTTTCAGATCGTTTCGGTGAATGCGCTCAGGCTTTAGATCCGGCCCAGCACGGCGCGGGCATCATTCAGCACCCCCGCCAGATCACGCATGGCAGTCTCAAAGGGGTCATCCCCCTTTGCGCCCACCCGCGCATCAGGAAGCATCGGAAAGGTCACAAGGGACACCTCCCAAAGTTCCAGCTCCGACAACAGGCGACCGCCCGTGTCATTTTTTGTGGCCCTTACCGTGCGGTAGCCGATGGACAACCCGTCGATGGCGCCCGCCTCGATCAAGGCCGCAGCCTCGCGGCCCTTTTCCACGTCGGTCAGAATGCGGCCCTTGACCCAAAGGCCGGACGCATCCTCGCGCACCTCATCCCAAACGCCGATGGGCTGTTCCGGGTCATGCTGCCATAGCATTTTCACGCGGTTGCCCTTTGCGGCCAGCCGCTCCAAAGACGCTGCATAGGCACCTGTTTGCACCACATCGCCCCCCTGATCGGCCTTGCCGAACAAAGACGCATAGCCCGAAATCTCAATCCCGTTGTCCACGGGCACCGTGTCGCCCAGGGCCACAAACTTGTGTTCCAACATCGTCACTCTCCTTAAACCGTTCCGGTCAGGATGGATTCAAACGCCTGCGCCAAAATCACACCCACCACGCCATAAACCGTCAGCCACAACCGCCGCTCCAGCCGCTCCATCATCTCTTCGATCTTGCCCAACTGCGTGTTAAGCTGCGCAAACTGCAGCGCCGTCAGCCTTTCCTGCGCCTCAATGCGCAAGGACGGCCCGCACTCGAACATCTCGCCACTACTCATGGCCGACCTCACGGGCGGGCAAGCCCAGCAGATGGCGTTTTTCATCGTCGCTCAGGAAGGTGGCCGAACCCACGCGCTTCCACTGCGCATCACGCTCAGCGGCCAGCGCCGGCACCTGATCCAGGTCGGGCTTCAGATCAAACCGTTCGCCTGCAAAATCGCCCAACCAGTCGGCAATCGTTCCGGCCACCCGCGTCACCAACGGCAGCACCGTCAGTCGGTAAAACGCGCGGTTGGCCTCTTGGTAATTCGCATAAGTCGCATCACCTGGAATGCCCAGCAACATGGGCGGCACCCCAAACGCCACAGAAATCTCACGCGCGGCGGCTTCTTTGGTCTTCTGGAACTCCATGTCAGACGGGCTAAAGCCCATCGGCTTCCAATCCAGGCCCCCCTCCAGCAACATCGGACGTCCGGCATTCCGCGCGCCTTGATGCTGGGTTTCCATCTCATGCAGCAGACGATCGTATTGATCATTCGACAGCTGCGACTGCCCGTCTGCGCCCCGATACACAATCGCCCCCGACGGCCGCGCGGCATTGTCCAACAGCGCCTTTGACCACCGCGAGGCCGCATTGTGCACATCCAGCGCCGTTGCAGCCGCCTGCATCGGGCTAAGCCCATAGTGATCATCTTGCGGATGGAACGATTTGATGTGGCACACCGGCGCGGCGCCCTCGCCCACGGCAAAACGGTGTTTCCGCCCGCCCACGGTGTAATCATAGGCCACGGGCCAGCCATCGGCCCCGGGCACAATCGACATCCGGTCCGACCGCAACACGTGCAGCTCAACAGGGCCTTCTTCACCGCCCACAGCTTCAACATAGCCGTTGCCAGTCAACAAAAGCTGGCCGAACAACGCCTCAAAAAACTCCGCCCGGCCCTGCGCGCCATTGGGGCGGTTGATCAAATCCAACATCGGATGGGCGTCATAGCGGCGGGCGTTGTCCTGCAACACCAAAGGCAACGCCGCTGCCGCCTCGGCAATCATCTTGACCGCGCGAAAGCCGACAGGGTTCGCCGTAAACCCACTGCGCGTCAGGCTTGCGGTGTCCCGCGCGCCCCAAACAGTGCGTCCCGCGGCCCCCCAGGCGGCAATCTTGCCGGTGGCCGAGGCTTTGGTCTCAGGCACATCCATATCGGCCTGCACCTGCCCTGCTTCAGATCGTTTCAGAAAATCAAACATCCAAATCTCCTTGGGTCCGCTGACATCGCGGCAATCGCTGCAACTTGAGGACAGTTTCATATTTATAGGTTTAAAAGGTGAAAACCGACCGAGCGCGCACCACGCAACAGCCACTTTTCACCAGTTAAATCAAACATCTAAGGTGCGCACACGGGGCGCACGCCAGGATTTGGCGGGCTCGATGAATAAATCCGTCAGCGCCCAGACAAGCGCATCCACACGGTCCGGTGACCCCTGCCCGTCAAACCCCTGTGCCGTCATCTGGCACATCTCGTCTTCCAACGCGCCCAGATTGCCCACATGGCGAACACGTCCCTGTTCATAAAGGGCAGCAACCGGTTCGGCGCGGGCCGATTTACCACGCGTGGCATGTACCCCGCGGTAAGACACGGTCGGATTGATCGACCGCACGATGGTTTCCACCATCGCACCGCCTTGGTTGACCTCGGCCACCATCCTGTCGGCCCCATGACGGTCCATCGCCGCAATCGCAGCGGCCGCCCAACCATTGGGGCTGGCACCCTGCACGCTGGCATCCTCCAACACATAGACGCGCCAATCCTGAACCGGGCCCTGTGCCACAATCCCTGCGACAACAATCCCGCAGGCATCTGACGACGCCCCTGCGCCCGCAGGCGGGTCCACCGCCACAACGATCCTGTCCAATTCCGGCACGGTTCGTGCGCGCGATGCCTCCAATCCCGCCGTCGTCCACAACGCGCCTTCAATGTCGGGCAGCATCACGCCCTCCAATTCCTGACGGCCTTGTCGTGATCCAGCAAACTGCGCCTGCACCTCTTCCAGAAAACTGTCCGCCAAATTGGCTCGGTTGGCCTCAGTCGGTGCATGGGTCATCACCGTGCTGTCCCGCGCCAAAAGGGCTTTCAATATTTCAACATTTTTGGGCGTTGTCGTGATACAAGCCTGCGGATACTTGCCCAAACGCAATGCAAACTGCAGCGTCTCCCAGGTGGATTTCGCCTTCGGCCATTTGGCCAATTCATCCGCCCACACCGCATCAAACTGCGGTCCCCGCAGCCGCTCCGGATCGAAGGCAGAATACAAGCGCGCTTCTGCACCGTTGGGCCAAACCAACATCTGCCGGCTGGCCAACCAGTCAGGCCGGCGGTCCGGCGGAGAACACGCAAGAATGCCGCTCTCGCCAAAAACCATCACCTCACGGGCCTGTTCCATCGTCTCACCGATCAACCCGATCCGGCTGGCACGGCCGGGGTCGCGCGGACGCGACCCCTCAACCATGGTTCGGACCCATTCTGCACCAGCGCGGGTTTTGCCCGCGCCGCGCCCCCCCAGAATGACCCAGCTCCGCCAGTTCCCCACCGGCGGAAGTTGGTGCTCCATCGCCCAGAAATCAAACACGTATGGCAGCGCCCTCAACTCAGTCCGCGTCAGGCTTTTGAGGAACGCCTTGCGATCTGCAACACTTGCGGATGCGACGCAGGCGGCACCCAATCTGGTAGCGGACGGCGTCAAAGTCGATGTCGCCGTCGGCCAATCCGGTTCCGAATTGTCCATTGAACTCTGCCTCTTTCTTTCTGGTTTCAGCGAACACATTGTTCAGCTGCGCCATCTGCTTTGGCAGTTTGTCGATCTCTCCCAGATCGCCACTTTCCACCAAATCCAGCACAGCCTTCAGTGTCCGGTTGATATTGCGTTGAAGCTGCCTAGCCTCCTCAATACGTTCGGCAGCTAGTTTCTGCTCGGTGGCCTCGCCACCGCTTTGGGTTGTCAT